ATGAGTACTAATCCATGCAATCCAAGTGGGTCATACGTAACTGTTGCAGGAGACCCAGCGCAAGGCGAATTTTTAAACTATTGAGTAGTCACGCAATTTAATAACTATAATTTTCTATGAGTATAATCAGGAAAATAGCCGTAGGTCCAGACTATAAAGAGAGTGCCATGCACTACGTAGTAGGACAAAATATTCTTGATGGGACGTGGGTTATACACCTTATAGAATTGAACGAAGAGGGAGGACTGGACATTTGGATTGAGTCTCAAAATGGAGAGGTTTTACGATGGAAGAGATTTACCGTGACTATGCCTATATCTATTGAGTACAACATAAACTTTTGATGAGGTCGCCTAGAGATTTTATAGCTCGTCCTGTGGACGGAAAACGATACAGCAACACAAAGCTAGTAGATGACACGGAGCTTATCCTGAGCGTGTCAGAAGAAGACCACAGGTATTCCAATCGACAGGCAGAGGTATTAGAGGTTCCTGTGGGGTACAATGGGCCTATAAAGAAGGGTGATATTCTTCTTGTTCACCACAACACCTTCAAGTTTTATAGTGACATGAAAGGAAATCAGAGAAGCGGAAGAAGTTTTATAAAAGACGACTTATTCTTTGTGGACAACGATCAGTTCTTTATGTTCCATGATGGAGATAAGTGGACAGCGCATGACAGGTATTGTTTTGTTCAGCCCATACCTCCAAGTAAGGCAGGAATATTCATGGCATCTGGAGAGCAGCCGCTTGTTGGGATAATGAGGTATCCAAACGATAATCTTATCAGACAAGGGGTAGTTGCTGGATGCAAGGTTATATTTGCTCCAGATAGCGAGTATGAGTTCTATGTAGATGGAGAAAAGCTATACAGGATGTTTGACCATAAAATAAGTTGCTATGAAGAAGCCGAGGTATGATGAGGACATTGATGATGTAAGAGTAAATAAATCAAAAAGAAATGGACATAAGTCTGAAAAAAAAAGAAATCATCGCAGCGGGGATGATAGCGGTGGACGAGTTGATAAAGGTGGCAAAAGAAAAGATTATAGGTAATCCTGTAAGGAAGAAAAAAAAGCAGAAGGGGGACGATGTGGAGTATGATGATGACCTGTCTGCTGATAGGTTAAAGAATGCTGCTGCCGCAAAGAAACTAGCTGTTTTTGATGCCTTTGAGATACTTGCAAGAATAGAGGCCGAGCAGCTAAACCTAGATATTTCCAAGAATGGGCCAAATAAAACAGATACGACTGAAGGATTCGCAGAGAGAAGGTCTAAACGATAATGTAATACACAGAGTCCTGATTGACCGAGTTCCATCGGCTATCATATCTAGGAAAAACAAGACTAAGACATGGGCTAGGGGCTACAATTCGGACTATGACATGGTGGTTATATCCACAGATGGGACTATTGGTGAAATTTATGAAATCCAAGGTCTCGTAATTGCTCTTCCTTCAATGCCCAGCAGGTCTACTTTGGTAGACTTAAAAAAATCTCAACAATATTGGAGAAGAACCAATATTCCAAAAGAACTTGAAAGAATCAAGACAATATTTCAATGGAATGATAAGCCATCTGCGTTCAAGGAAAAGTGGGTAGGCTATATAGAGGAAGAGTTTGATAAAAGGGAGGCAGGGGATTGGTTCATGAACAACGGAACTCCTACCTACATTACGGGGTCTCATTACATGTATATTCAATGGGCTTCTATTGACATAGGGTATCCAGACTTTAGAGAAGCGAACAGGATTTTATGGATACATTGGGAGGCTTGCAAGGCAGACGCTAGGTGTTTTGGGCAGTGCTACGTTAAGATTAGGAGGTCTGGATTTTCTTTTATGGGGTCTACGGAATGCGTGAATATAGCGACACTAGCTAGTGATAGCAGGGTTGGTATCCTGTCAAAAACGGGAGCAGATGCAAAGACGATGTTTACAGACAAGGTAGTTCCAATAGCAAACAAACTTCCCTTTTTTTTCAAGCCTATCCAAGACGGAATGGACAAGCCTAAGATGGAGCTTGCTTTTAGGATTCCAGCGTCTAAAATCACGAAGAACAACATGAATGACTCTTTTTCTGACGAGCAGGAGGGGCTTAATACAACAATAAACTGGAAAAATACTGACGATAACTCCTATGACGGAGAGAAGCTTTTATTTTTAGCCCATGACGAAAGCGGAAAGTGGTTAGCCCCAAATAACATCCTATCCAACTACAGGGTAACAAAGACATGCTTGAGGCTTGGAAGCAAGATTATCGGAAAGTGTATGATGGGGTCTACCTGTAACGCTCTCAGCAAGGGTGGAGCTAATTTCAAAAAGCTTTACGAGGAGTCTGATGTAACCAAGAGAACGAATAATAATCAGACAAAATCAGGATTGTACTCTTTGTTTATTCCTATGGAATGGAACATGGAGGGCTTTATTGACATGTACGGAATGCCTGTTCTCACGACTCCAGAGACCCCTGTTCTTGGGATAGACGGGCAGATGATTGACAAAGGTGCTATTGAGTATTGGGAGGACGATATAGCATCGCTAAAGGGAGACCCAGACTCTCTTAACGAACACTACAGACAGTTTCCTAGATCGGTATCACACGCATTCAGAGACGAGAGTGTTGCATCCTTGTTCAATCTAACAAAGATTTACGAGCAGATAGACTATAACGACTCGCTCATCATTGGTCAGCACGTAACTAGAGGTAGGTTCTCTTGGTTAAATGGGATTCTTGATGGTGAGGTTGTATTCACACCAGACCGAACTGGGCGGTTCTTGGTATCGTGGATTCCAGAACGAAACTTAGCCAATAGAAAAATAGAGAAGAACGGAATGTTTTACCCTGCCAATAATGATATGGGGGCATTTGGGTGTGACTCTTATGACATCTCTGGGGTAGTTGGTGGCGGAGGCTCGAACGGGGCGCTTCATGGACTAACATCTTTTCACATGGGAAAAGGGCCAGTCAACGAGTTCTTCTTGGAGTATATATCGAGACCTCAAACGGCTGAGATATTTTACGAGGAAGTCCTTATGGCTTGTGTCTTTTATGGAATGCCAATATTGGTAGAGAACAACAAGCCTAGGTTGCTGTACCATATTAAGAACAGAAGGTACAGGGGGTTCTCTATGAATAGGCCAGACAAGAGCTACGCAAAGCTATCTAAAACAGAAAGAGAGCTTGGGGGAATACCCAACACAAGCGAATCAGTTAAACAAGCTCACGCATCAGCTATAGAGTCTTACATAGAGACGTATGTAGGTGTAGAGACTGACGGGAGAGAAAGAGAGGAGGGGGAGATGGGTTCAATGATGTTTAATAGAACATTGCAAGACTGGGCTGGTTTTGACATTAGCAAGAGAACCAAGTTTGACGCATCAATAAGTTCAGGTTTGGCTATCATGGCGAACCGAAAACACGTCTATCAGCCAGAGAAGGTATCGTCTCTAATAAAGATTAACTTTGCAAGATACACCAATAGTGGAATCATGAGTAATATCATCAGATGAAAGAAGTGAAACTTGATATAACGAAGGTCGGGTTTCCAAGCCATTTTTTATCCGATAAGGAGAAGGATTCTAGTGCGTATGGACTAGGTATTGGAGAGTCTATTCAGTATGAGTGGTTTCAAAAAGACGGCAGTTCTTGTCGTTTTCAGAACCAACGTGCCGAGTTCCATAAAAGAAGGCTTTACGCAATAGGTAAACAACCTGTAGAGAAGTACAAGAACGAGATTGCTGTCAATGGAGACCTTTCTTACTTAAACCTTGACTGGACACCATTAAAGATAATACCCAAGTTCGTTGATATTGTTGTCAATGGAATGGCGGAAAGGGTTTTCACTCCAAGGGCATACGCTCAAGACGCAATGTCACAAGCAAAGAGGAGTAAGTATCAAGACCTGATTCAAGGACAGATGTTGGCAAAGCCGATTCTGAATACAATCATGGAGAATACTGGGGCAAATCCATTTACAGTAAGTCCAGAAGACCTTCCAAATAGTGATGAAGAGCTATCTCTTTACATGCAGCTTAATTACAAGCCAGCTATAGAGATAGCCGAAGAAGTGGCTATAAATACTGTTATTGAAGAGAACCACTACATTGAGACTAGAAAAAAGTCAGACTACGATGTGGCCGTCATAGGAATTGGGATACAAAAGCACGAGTTTTTGATAGGGGCTGGTGTTAAAATATCCTACGTAGACCCTGCGATGGTGGTTTACAGCTACACAGAGGATTTATATTTTAGGGATTGCTTTTATTGGGGCGAGGTAAAGACAATGGCAGTAACCGAGTTGGTGAAGATTGACCCTGACCTTACAAATGATGAACTTACAGAGATATCTAAGTTTGGTCAACTATGGAACGCAGAGTACGGGCAGTACACTTCATCTCAAACCGATGCTTTCCTTTCTGACACATGCACTATTCTTTACTTTAACTACAAGACCACCAAGAAGGTAACGTACAAGAAGAAGAAGATTGAAGGAGGTGGAACTAAGTTCATAGAGAAGGACGATGACTTTAACCCTCCAGAAGAGATGATGGAGGATGCTGGATTTGAGAAAGTACAGAAGACCATCGATGTTTGGTATGATGGAGTTCTTGTACTTGGAACAAAATACCTTTTGAAATGGGAGATGAGTAAGAACATGATAAGGCCCAAGTCTGCATCTCAACATGCGCTTCCAAACTATGTTGCAATAGCTCCTAGAATGTACAAGGGGTACATTGACTCATTGGTATGTGGGATGATACCTCCAGCAGACCTTATTCAGCTTACCCACTTGAAACTTCAGCAAGTTACAGCTAGGGTTGTCCCAGATGGTGTATTCTTGGATGTAGACGGCATCAATGAGGTAGACATGGGGACTGGAAACGCATATACTCCAGACGATGCTCTAAATCTTTACTTTCAAACGGGTAGTGTTGTAGGAAGAAGCTACACTCAAGATGGTGAGTTTAATAACGCACGAGTTCCGATAACTCAGCTAAACGCATCATCAGGGTCATCTAAGGCTCAGATGCTTATCTATAACTACAACCACTACCTTGACCAAATCAGGAACATAACAGGGCTGAATGAGGCTGTAGACGGGAGTTCTCCAAACCCACATTCTCTTGTTGGCTTGCAGAAAATGGCTGCGCTCAGTTCAAACACAGCGACAAGACACATATTGAATGCTGGACTACATTTGTTTCAGGGAATTTGTGAAGCTGTGACATACAGGATTTCAGACCTTCTTGAGTACTCCGATATGAAGGAGCAGTTTGTCAATCAGGTAGGGGAATACAACGCCTCTATATTAGAAGAGGTGAAGGAACTTTACTTGTCTGACTTTGGAATCTTTATAGATATTTCTCCAGACGAAGAGCAAAGGAGTTCTTTGGAAAGAAACATTGACATTGCTCTTACGCAAAAGAATATTGACATAGAGGATGCTATTGATATTCGAGAGATAAAGAACATCAAGTTAGCCAATCAGCTTATTAAGTTGAAGCGAAAGTCCAAGATGGACAGAGAGGAGAAGATGGAGATGCAAAAACAAGCTATGGCTGGTCAGCAATCCGCTCAAGCAGAACAAATGAGGGCTGCCTCTTTGATGCAATTAGCCGAGATAGAGACCAATTCCAAGATAAAGGTCAAGCAAGCGGAGGTTGCTTTTGACATAGAGAGAACCAAGGCTGAGGCTGAACAGAAGCTATTGCTTATGAGACAGGAGTTCCAAATGAACATGCAATTAAAGGGCATGGACATTGAGTCTCTTAACAAGAGGGATAGTATTAAGGAGACTGAGAAATCCAATAGGATTAGCCAACAGAGTACAGAGCAATCTAAGCTTATCAATCAAAGGAAAAACAACCTTCCTCCTATGTCATTCGAGTCAAACGAGGATACCTTAGATGGTTTCGATTTATCTGAGTTCAACCCAAGGTAATATTTTGCATAGATTTGTAGTAAATTAAAATCATCATGAAAATTACGGCAATAGATAGTATCGATGAAAAGTCGATACAGGAGAGAGAAGAAGAAATGCTAAACAAGCAAGCTATTGAATCTCAGAATATAGAAATTAAGGAAGATCTGATTGAAACGGATAAGGTGCTAGATGACGGTGATGTCATGTCATTTCTATCTAAGAAGTACGGCATGGATTTTAAGTCCTTGGATGATTTGGTAAAAGATAGGGAGCCAAGAGAAGAATATCCCGAAGATGTACAAGCGTTTGCTAAGTACAAAAAAGAAACTGGGAGGGGAATTGAAGATTTCATTAAGTTGAATAAAGACTTTGACAAACTCTCACCTGAAAAGCTATTGAAAAGCTATTTGTCAGAAACCAACAAGGAACTCGACTCTGAGGACATCGATGTGATGATGGAAGAGTATTCGTATGACGAGGACTTTGATAACGAAAGCGAAGTAAAGCAGAAGCGCATACTTCAGAAAAGAAAAATTGCAGAGGCTAAGGAGTACTTTGGAAAGCAAAAGGAACAATTTGGACTACCTATCGAGCGGATGGGTAGTATCGTTCCAGACGATGAAAAAGAAGACTACGATTCCTATAAGCAGTACATGGCTAAGGCAACTACCATGGAAGAAGAGGGCCAGTTAAGAACAAAGTGGTTCTCTGATAAGACGACAGATCTCTTCAAAGATGGATTCAAAGGTTTTGAGTTCGAGTTCGATGATCAGAAATTAGTCTATACGCCAAATGACATCATTGAGACAAGGAAATCGCATAGCGACCCGTCAAGTTTTGCCAAGAAGTTCTTGGATGACAAGGGGCTACTTTCCGACACAGCAGGATATCATAAGGCACTAGCAGTAGCTAGAGAACCTGAGAAGTTCGCTAAATTCTTCTTCGAACAAGGAAGATCTTCAGCAATCGACAAAACGATGAAGGGGATCAAGAACATCCACATGAACGAGAGGACAGCATCGGAAACGGTGACTACAGGCGGCTTGAAGGTTCGTTCAATGAGTGAGCCACATTCAGGTGGCTTACGTGTTAAAGCGACAAATTAACCCACCATAAACAAAAAACAAAATGGCAGGATCATTAAATATTCCAGGATATTCACTAGAGCCAAGCGCGAAGCAAGTACCGCTATCCTCTAACTATATCACCGATTTCGACTTCTTAAATCAGTATCTTCCAGATACTTATCAAAAGGAGTTTGAGAGATACGGCAACCGCTCGATAGCATCATTCCTAAGATTGGTGTCTGCCGAGCTACCTTCTGACTCAGACCTCATCAAGTGGACTGAGCAAGGAAGGCTACACACCAAGTACGTGGACTGTGAGTCTGACGCTGCTGCTGCTGCTGACACGGCAGTCATAACAGTTAATGACACGTTGACTGGGCCTATCGCTGTGCGAGTAGGTCAGACAGTTATGTTGTCTACGGCAACTTTGTCTAACAAGGCAATAGTTACAGCCGTAGATACTTCGGCAGCAACATTTAGCGTGGCATACTATGAGGGGGGTGGTCAAACATTCGGTGTCGAAGAAGTACTCACAATGTTCATTTACGGCTCCGAGTTCAAGAAAGGAACAAACGGGATGCAGGGGTCTCTTGAGGCTCAGGTAGACATCTTCGAGAACTCTCCAATCATCATCAAAGACAAGTATGCGGTAAATGGGTCGGATATGGCTCAGATAGGATGGGTGGAGATTGCTCCAGAAGGCGGTCCTACGGGGTACTTGTGGTACATGAAGTCAGAACACGAGACTCGTCTCCGTTTTGATGACTACTTGGAGACATCTATGATTGAGGCCGTTCCAGCAGAGGCTGGGTCAGGAGCTATCGGCAACTCATCTGGTGACGCTGGTAACAAAGGGTCTGAAGGTGTTTTCTACTCTGTATCAGCGCGAGGCAACGTATGGGCTGGAGGCAATCCTACCCTACTTTCTGAGTGGGATAGTGTAGTTGGACGGCTTGACAAGCAAGGATCCATCGAGGAGAACGCTATTTTCTTGGAGAGGCAGTTTGGTTTCGACATCGACAATATGCTTGCGACCTTGAATGGTTACAACACATCTGGAGCATCTAACGCTGCTTCATTCGGTTTGTTTGACAACAGTGCTGAAATGGCTCTGACTCTTGGATTCTCTGCATTCCGTAGAGGTTATGACTTTTACAAGTCAGACTGGAAGTACTTGAATGACCCCACTATGAGAGGAGGTCTTGCTGGTACGGCTAAGGTCAATGGTCTTTTAGTTCCAGCAGGTACTAAAACGGTCTACGATCAGGTGCTTGGAAAGAACGCAAAGCGTCCGTTTCTTCACATCCGTTACCGAGCGTCCTCTACGGAGAACAGGAAGTATAAGACGTGGATTACTGGATCAGCGGGAGGAGCTAAAAACTCTGACCTTGATGCAATGGAGGTTCAGTTCTTGTCAGAGAGAGCAATGTGTACCCTTGGTGCAAACAACTTCGTGATTTTCACTGATTAAGTGAACTTGTTTTGAAAGGTAAAGAAGGAGTGTCCTATGGGCGCTCCTTTTTTTTATATCTTCACGGTCTAATTTGAATCTAATGGCAGAAAGTAAAGTATTCACCGACAAGGTGTATAAGCTCAAAGGGGTGAGAGCCCCATTATCCTTCAGTATTCCTACGAGAAACAGCGTAAGAACCCCTCTTCTTCACTTTGACGAAAAGAAGGGTGCTAATAGGGCGCTGAGGTACTCTAAGAATCAGAAGTCTCCTTTTGTGGACGAGCAGGATGGAGAAATCATTTTAGAGCCTGTAGTGTTCGAGAATGGGTTTTTGAATGTACCAAAAGAAAATCAAGCACTTCAAGCATTCCTTCCTTTACATCCGTTTTGGAACAACAGGTTTGAGGAAGTCAACACATCAAGAGACGCGGAATCGGAACTAGCTGCATTAGACATGCAAGCGGAGGCCATGTACATAGCTAGGAGGATGGGGATAGACGAGATAGCCATGTTTGCTAGGGTCTTATTTAATAGGGACATCAGCAAGGTGTCTTCAAATGAGTTAAGACGAGATGTTATTGTCTTTGCCAAGAAGTCATCAAAAGAGTTCTTAGAGGCTATGCAAGACCCTGACAAGTTGTTTAAGGCAAAGCTTCAGATGTTCTTTGACCAAAAGCTATTAACTTTCAGGAAGGACAAGAAAGAGGTTTGGTTTAGCACTCCGACAAACAAAACCAAGATGATGGACATACCATACGGACAAGAGCCAATGGTTGCTGTTAAGTCATACATGAAGTCTGACAATGGTATAGATCAGATGATTTTCCTAGAGGATTTGCTTGAAGAAGAATGACACTCTTTACAACACCAAGATAAGCGAACCCCTCCGATAAAAAGAGGGGTTCTTTTTTTCTCTACATTTGTGAAAATACCTCCAAATGATAAACTCCGTAAGGAACACGGTACTATCCATACTGAATAAGAACAATTACGGGTATATCTCCCCGTCTGACTTCAATTTATTTGCCAAGCAAGCGCAGATGGATATCTTCAATTCTTACTTCGGTCAATACAACGATCAGATAAATAAGGAGAACGCAAGAATTTCAGGAGTTGACTATGTTGATATTCGAAAAGACATCGAAGAGAACATAGACATATTCTCAGTAAACAACCCTCTCAGGCTATTCAGTAGCAACAAGTACTTCCTACCATCTTTGTCAACTACAGGAGACCAATTTAGGATGATTACCAAGATTGAGTCATACGTTACCTTGCTGTCTAGCGGAATAACGACAGCTATTGCTGTTGCCAATAACGAGTGTGAGGACTCATCTGCTACGTTTTTAGAGGACGGTGTATC